ACCTTGCATTCTCCCTTTTCGCACAAATCAGCAAGTTGACTAATCAGTTCGTTAACTTCTAACTTTCCTGACTGATATTCCCGATATAACTCCAGTGTTTTTTTATTCATTTGAACATTAAGGTTAAACTTCTTAAAAACGCCATGCGCCAGTAATGTTTGCCGTCTCTTGTATCATTCCAATATCGAAGGAACTCATCTGGAGACAAAGCCAGTTTTTGAAGGTGGCGTGTAGGCATCTCCACTCCGTAAGGCATGCCGTCAACGGGTTCCCGCCCATAAACTTTCCCGGCATAATCATCCCATCGTTCAAATGACGGTGCAAAATGGTCGGAATAACCATTAGTACCGCACAGAAGGCGCCCCTTTTTCTCGCCCTTGATCCTCTTCTGGAAATAATCGCCAAGCTTCTTCTTTTTTGCATCTTCTGCATTAAAATGCAGCCAATGTGCCAGTTCATGGAAATGATTATCTTTGTCGAACTCTTCCCCGCTGGAATAAAAAATGGTCCGGGTTATGGGGTTATAGCTCCCCCTGTTTCCAAAATTTAACTCCTTATTAACGGAATTGAGAGACGGCAGGTTGTCCAAAATTTCAGGATCTACCATCCGCATGAATTCGTTCATGTTTTTATGGATAGTTTCCTTTGCCATAGGACGGAATTTATCAGTAATGCCTTTCTCCACCTTTTCGTTGACCCAATCCCGCTCCGGATGGCGAGTTTTCAGGGCATTCATGAAAGCCTCCACCTGTTCCAGTGTCGCCTCCCCGCGTGGTCTCAAGCCAGATTTTTTCATCAAGTCCGCCATAGCAGAATCCTTTCTTTCCGGGTTGAACAAATCAAACGTCATTTGCAACGGTGATATTCCAGCCGGGCTTCCCTGCCCTGCCTGGCCCTGCATACGCTGGACGAGTTCATGGGCCGGGATGGCAAGCCGTCCGTCCCTGTCCAAGGCGTCAGCTCCGAGGCGCTTTTTGAGGCTCTCCCGAAGCCGGGCGGCAAGAGCCGGGTCTTTCACTTTCTGGACGGAGGCCGACCGGTTCATAAGACGCTCCGGCAGCGTTGCCCCGAAACGGGACATGTCCACCGGGCCGGGAACCCAGTCGGGGGCAATCAGGCCAGATCTGATACACTCGGCTCGAGATACGCTTTCAATATCCATCCATGAGTTGAAGCCGTACAAAGGCCAGGGCAGCAGGAAGCCGCCTATCGCCGGAGAATTCATCTCGACGGCCCAAAATTGGAAGTCCGTCTTAAGCCGGACGGCTCCTTCATTGAGTACATGCAAAGGACGGGGCATCCTGGCACCCGGATGCCGGACGAAACGCCACGCCGGGTAGGCGTAGAGCATTTCCGGGGTCATGCCGCTTTCCCAGCGGGCCTGCCCATAACAGCAGCGGGTCATCGTGTCAAAGATCAAAGACAGGCGGGAACGGGCGCCGATGTTGGTAATGCGGTTGTCTCCCGCATCCGCTGCCATTCCTTCTGCGGCCATAAAAGCGCGGGCCTTGGCTATAAAGTCGGCTTTCCCCTGCATCACGCCCACCGTTGTTGACGTACCGTCCGGAAGTATGATCTCCTGCTTTTTACCGGATAAAAAGTCGTCAAGCATGTCGGCGAGGCGTTGCAGAAACTGCGCTTTTTCAACGTCCGCCGTAAAAATAGAAATCACCCGTTCTGCGGCGGGCAGCATAGCCCGTTCGCGTGTGGACATGGGGCGAGCATCTATCTTTTTGCGCCGGAATATATCAACGGGAGTTACCATTTTCGCTTTGAATTTCATTGTCGTCCCGAAACAAGGGTAAGTCATCCGTTTTTTCAGGATATGTAATTTCCGATTCTTCCGGGATTTCCCGGTCATAAATTCCAAGGCGTTTATTATAGCGGAGAAGAAGCAATGCTCGGCGCTGGGCTTCCATGTAATCGTGTGTTTCCAATCCGATACAAATTCTCATTCTTTTGCGCTTGGGTCCCAAATAAAGGGATATTCTCAAGGCATGAGATCCGCAGGGTTGAGTAATAATGTCTAGTTTTTTCATGATTTATTGGCAGGGTAATTAGGCTCTTCTTCGTATTTTGTGAGTTCTGCCGTCCAGCGGAACGGGATGTGTCCCAGCCGTCCGAAGCGGTTTTTGCCGATGATCCACTGCGCTTCCGTGGGGTCGTGCTTGTCGGGCTTGTACATGTAGGGGCGGTGGATCATGATGATCTGGTCGGCGTCCTGCTCAATGGAGCCGGAATCGCGCAGGTCGGAAACGACCGGTTTGCCCTGGGCGTTCCCGGCTCTTTTTTCCACGTCACGGTTGAGCTGGGCCAGCACCAGGACGGGAATATTGAGTTCCTTGGCCAGGGATTTGAGGCCGGCGGAGATTTCCGAGACTTCCCGTTCCCGGCTTCCCCGGGCCTGCTGGGTCGTGGAGCGCACCAGCTGCAGGTAGTCCACGCCGATGCATTTGACACCGTGTTCCCGGACCATCCGGCGGCTGCGGGCTCTGATGCTGTCAATGGTGAGGGAGCTTTCGTCGTCGATGTGCAGCGGAGCGGCCGTGATTTTCCTGACGGCGGCCGTGAAATGCTGCTGCTGTCCGATCGTCATCGGCTTGCCGCGGCGGATGTCGTCGGAGTTGATGCCGGCCATGCCGTAGAGGACACGTTCCAGGAGCTGAGATTTCGGCATTTCCAAGCTGAACATGCCCACGGGGGTTCCCTCAAGGCAGATGTTGGTGAGGATATTGACCAGGGCGGCGGTTTTCCCGACTCCGGGCCGGGCGGCAAGCACGATCATGGCGCCGGGCTGCAGGCCGTCCAGGGTCAGGTCCAGGCGGCGGTATCCGGAGGAAATCCCTTTGATGGCTCCAGGGTTGTTCATGCGCCATTGCAGGTTTTCAATGATGGCTCCCACGGCCCCGCGGATGGTTTCGGTCTGGCGGACGCCGCACCGGTCCCGCAGGGCGGACATGCCGCGTTCGGCTTCATCAAGGGCTTCTTCCGCGCTTTTGAGCTGATCGCCGGCAGCTTCCGCCATCCGGGTGGCAAACGCGAGCAGCGCATGTTTTTTGGCGGCTTCCGTGACCATTTCCAGGGCGGCGGCGGTTTTGTACCGGGCAAGGGCTCCGTAGGTGGCCGTTTCCACGACTCCGGCGTGTCCTCCCACGGCGTCAAGCTGGCCCTGGGCTTCAAGGCGGGCGATGACGGTGAGGGCGTCCACGGTTCCTCCCGTGCCGGCGACGGTTTCCAGGGCCGTCCAGATTTGCTGGTGCGCCGGGAGGCTGAATGTCTGGCGGTTGATGCCCTTGTCCCGGAGGTCCGCCAATGCCTGGGCGCCGTCCATTGCCCGGGAGAGTACCAGTTTTTCGGCGTCAATGATTGTCTGCGAGTCGATCATGTTGTTGAAGTTGTTGGGGGTTAGAGTTCCTGAAGGTTCGAATAGGGGTCTCCGTTTTCAGGAGGCGGCGGATGGTTGAGGGCGTAGCTGGTGGCGAAGCTGATGGCGTCGGATTGCCATTTGGTCACGGGGATGCCGTTGCGGGTCCAGTTGACGGCGTCCCTACTTCCCCAGTAGGCCGTGGCGCAGTCCGGTATCTGGTCGGGAGCCAAACGCACACGCCCCGCAAAAGCCGCGGCCTGCAAATGAGCTTCGACTTCCTCCACGGTGCATGGAGAGGGGGTAAGGGGGTGAATTCCTTCCTTCCCTTCCTTCCTTACGGTTTCTTCATGGGTTATGTCTGGGTTATTAAAAAAAACCGACTGGGTTTCTTCTGGGTTTTCGGAAATAACTGACGTTGGTTTTTCGTGGGTTTCCTTTTCGGTTTCTACACTGGTTCCAATGTCGGTTTTCCTGGGTCTCCCCCCAAGTTTTCCATTTTCACGGGCGGTCTTCCGGCGCGTTTGCACGCTTGCCTGAATTTCATGCGGATAGCCGAATACGACGAGATTGTCGCCGTCAAAGTGGTAGAGTTCGTTTTCCACGCTGATTTCCTGATCCGTCACGCCGCAGGTCTGCATCCAGCGGCGCATGCCCCAGGAGCGGCAGCCCTCAATAATGCCGCCGTTTTCCTGTTCGCAGCACCAGGCCAGCAGAGAGATCCAGGTGGCGCGCTGTATGGGTTCCGCCCCGATATATTCGGGGCTGGAAAACAAGGCTGTTGGGATATTGATGAATTCCATAATAAAAAAGCGTCAGTTGGGGGTTGTAGTTCATCCACAGGATTCAATCTTCTTGCCGGCTTCCTTTCCTAAGGATTTGCCTCTTTTCCCAAGCATCCAAAATCAAATGAGCATGCTTTGCGGCGAGCGCCAGCTCTCCAAGATGATATTTTTTTCCGGTCAGGGGCGCTCTGCGCAGCTCGTGCCTCCACGGCATATAACACAAGCACTCATAGTCGGCATACTCCCGGCGGAATTCCGCAAGTCTTTTGTATGCCTTCCAATAGCCGATGCGCGCCTTTTGGCATGGCGTCCAGGGCATGATCTTCATGCGAACCTCCTTTCCAAAATAGATGCCTGTTCCGGGGTAAGATACTGCCAGCTCTGCGGCGGACGGGTCAGGCCAATGGCAGAGAGTGGTACAGCATGAGGGAGCCGCACGGGATCCTGAACGCCCCAGGCAAAGCAAGGGAGATAGGTACGCAGGTGAGTTTTAGAGACGCAAGCATCTTTGATGAATAATCCAAGAGCTTTCCCGAATGGCATGTGGGTTATGAGCGCAAAGGAAACCATCCGGCATTTGCCAATGATTGTCCGCTCTCCATCCTTGCCGGATTCGTAAAGCCAAAGAGTGACGTGCTCTCGTTTCATGACACGGGGCACATTTTGACGTAGTTCCCATGTCTTTTGCCCGTCCATGATAAGACCGGAGAAAGGCCGCCTGACGGATAATAGGATGTTAATCATTACTGGCCTCCTTTCCGTCAATGATGGCCCTTAATTCATCAAATACCCGTAGACGTGTATGATTCCTTGTCGTGCAAATAAGGTGCTGCGCCCACCGGGCATGCCGTTTCGTGGGGTACTCCATGCGATAGCGGGCGATAATCCCTTTGTGGTGCACAATCGCGGCCTGAACTTCATATTTCCCATCGTCGGTTTTCTTCATGGGGCAGACCTGCTGGACGATGATGTGAGGGTTCCGTTTCATGGCTCTGATCCTTCCTGCACGGTGATTGTTATTTGCGGCTCTTCACCCCACCATTTATCCACGCTTGCGGAATAGACCTGGGCGTCATCTTCCCAAAATCTCAACCGGGTCATGACATCCTGCAGGGTTTTGGCCAGGTTGTCCCAGTCCGGTTTGGTCGTTTTCGGAATGAGCCCGATCCGTTTTTTTTTCGGCTCGCTTTTGCGGTAGGGCCAGACGAAAGCCAGTTTCAGGGAGACCGGCCCCGTCAGGGGCCGGGCCGGTTGATAAGGTTTCAGCAGAGTCAGGTAATCGCTGATGACCAGTTTCAATTCTTTCGTGTCCGCCAGTTTGGCGTGTTCCCCGATATGGACGATTTTTTTGTTCTGGTGCGTTTTCGTCGGGGGAACGATCGGCAGCATGATGGTCATCGGCTTGTTCATGACGCTTTCGAATTCCTTTCTATTTCCCGGGCCTGGGATTCGGCGTCGAAGTCCAGCTTCAGCTGGCCGTCGTCCTCAAACCAGGCATTCGCCACAGCTGTTTTCTTGATGGAGCCTGACACTTTCACACAGACTTTCTGTTCCCCGTCAGGGATTTTGACACTGATGGAGAGGCTGAAATCGGATTCGTCTTCCGCCGCCTGGCGCCTGATGTCTTCGTAGTCGTCGAATTCATCAAAGGCCATGCGGACGGCTTCCAGGATGGTTTCTTTTTCGTGTTCCGTTCGCGCGCTCATCATTGTTG